TAACGAAAGGAATCGAAGACCTCCATTCTCAATTTGGATTTTTGAGCTATGATATTATCGGCTATGATTCCTATACGACGTTTAAAGGTCAATATTGCCAGCAAGCCATGATTAAGATTAATCGCAATGACCCTAACTCTAAATCATATCCAAAAATAACGGGCTATAAAAACATTGATGAATTGGTCAATAAAATAGACCCTTACTCAATGCGAGTTCTGAAAAAGAATTGCTTAAACCTACCCGACAAGGTTTATAAACTTTGGCCAGTTGAGTTGTCACAAGAGCAAAAACGCGCATACAATGAATTGAAAAATGAATACATGACGCAAATTAACGGCTCTCACATCGAGGAGGAGCTAGCGATAGTTCGCCTGCTCAGGCTCCAGCAAATAGCGTGTGGCTGGTATCCCGACGAAGAAGGCAACCTATTACCATTTCCTGGCGAGAATCCACGCCTCAAGGCTTTAGAGGAGATTTGCAACGAAGTAAGGGAGAATGGCGAGAAGTGTATTATATGGTCTCGGTTTCGCCGCGACATTGAAGAGATAGAAAATATGTTAGGTGATGAGGCGGTGAGTTATCACGGGGGTGTGAATCAGGAAGACCGCTTAGCAGCCGGTAAACGCTTCCAGGGGGACGATAAGATTAGGTTTATGATTGCCATGCTTTCGTCAAATTCGGGCGCCGTGCGTGGGCACACTTGGACGGCTGCCAGTGTTACAGTTTACTATAGCAACATCTACGATTTAGACCCTAGGCTACAAAGTGAGGACAGAGCACACCGAATTGGCATGGGTGACAAATCTTTGTATATTGATTTAATGGCACTGGGTACGGTAGACCGGCCTATCATAAATTCCCTGCTTGCCAAAAAGAGTATTGCGGATTTGGTTACACGGGACGGGCCTACCGGGTTTTTAGATTTTATTAAAGAGGATTAGGTTATGATTGACCATGAAACACCAAAATTTTTACAGCTTATGTTTGTTGAGCGGGATGAATTGCAAGAGAAAATTAATAAACTAACCGGTTTTATCCAATCGGACAAGTTCAAATCACTAGATAATCCTAGAAAAGTTTTACTTATGCCTCAACGAAAAGCAATGAAAGGATACATTAAGATTTTAAATTTACGAATTGATTTAGAGGTTGAATCTTTAGGCCTCAACATTCCGATATAAAGAGGAGCGTTAACAATGACTAAAGCCTATTTTATTGAACTCACTATGGGGTGTTATGCTGAAATAGAAGAAGACGAAAAACGCGAATGGAACGAAGGCCATGATGGTGAAGCTTGGGAGTATCAAGGAGGTGGAGCAATGGCGACTATGCGAGACACCGAAGAGGAAGCCAAGGCCGCGCTAAAAGAAAAGGCCGAAGAGCGTATCAAAAATTTACAGAAAATAATTAAGGAGCAATGCTAAGTGAAATTTTTTACGATCATATCTATCGCCATTGCTGTTTTTTCTATCGGAATGTTATTGGTGGCATGGATTGGAGTGAATTAAAATGAATAGACGAAATTTCTTGAAAAGTTCCGTTATCATAGCAGTGGCGCCCGCCATTGTTAAAGCGGAAAATATCATGAAAATTTGGGTGCCGTCTGAGAAAAGGATTATATTAGGGTTTGATCCTGGAGTGGATGATAGAAGCGGACGTATTCAGATTTACGAACAACGGGTGTTTGATCGTTGCTTAAGTGATTCTGAAATCTCTAATATTGTCGATGAAATGAAGAAAAAATGGTGGGTAAATTAATGGATAAGGACACAAAGGTAAATCAAAAAATGAGAAAGAAACAGATAATCGAAGGATTAAAAAGGATACATGGCCCTATTGATAATTTTTCCAATCAAACCTTCAACGAGATAATCGAAGAATTCGAAATTCCTCTTGATCCTGTCGCACCAGGACAATCCCTTTCCCCTGTATTACACATGATTGGTATTTTGCTTGAAAAGAATATGAAACTTGAGGAACAATTAATAGAGAAAAATCTTTGTGAGTGAATCAGCATTCCGCCAATCCATTAAAAAACGATTCAAGTGTTTTGAAATATCACAAGTTGAGTCGGGCGGCACAGCGCCAGGAATTCCAGACACGCATTTTTTATTGAAGGGAACTAGCAAAACATTATGGGGTGAATTGAAATTCGAGAAAACCCGGCCAAATAAAATCGACCTTCGAAAGGCTCAAGTGGTTTGGAACAGGCGATACAATAGAGTTGGTGGTAAGTCTTTTGTGATAGTGAAAGAAGGTGTTTCGTTCATCCACGTATGGCCAGGGAGCTACGCTAAGGAGCTTAGAGAGGGGGAGGATATATGGAACCTCCCCCTGAAAACTTTCCCCGTTAAATTAGGGGGGTGGGATTTGTTTTTAAAATGTATGGTTTATGAGGTGAGGAAGTGAATAAATGGGAGCAAGGATTAGTTAAAAAAATAAACGAAAAAAGAGAAACCGATAAGTCTTTTTTCGTTTCGGCTTATGATCGCGGGTTTCTTGAAAGCATGAACAGATTACCAATAGGGGTTCCTTTAAGCATTCGGCAATTCATTCACTTAAAGGATATAGCTAGGGATGCGGGGGTTAGTCTTTCTTAGTGTAAGACCTAAGCGCATGCGTACCCCAAAAGAACAGGCCTACGCCCGATACTAACACGCCTATCTGGGTTTCTGTGGCTATCCTCAGCCAAAACAAAGACCATTCTGGATCGAACTTATAAAGCATTCCAGACATAAAAAGAAGTATGGCGTAAAACTTTATTATGAATATCGCTAGCTCACGCCTTGCTATTGACCTAGCCGTGTTTTCTGATAACGTGTCAACGGCGAAAGCTCTAACCCCTTCCGCCGTTTTAGCGTCAAGTTTAGCCATTTCCTCTTGGGTAAAACTTAAATTTCCAATCCAAGAGCCAAAGTTTTTAAGGTGACCGTTTTCTTTATCGAAAATATCCCTTGACGTTTTGCTTCCGCCTGTCATGAATGACAATAATTTCTTAATCATATTTTGTCACGAAGCTCTTTGATTGCTTGGCTAAATTCTCGTATTGTCGCGTCTGACCGAAGGTCTCGTTTTTCTGAGTCTTGCGCCCACCCGGTTCTTTCCTCCCTATATCTAAGTTCTCGTTTTTCGGAATCCTTCGCCACCTCAGACCTTTCCTCTCTATGTTGATCGTGCAAGCGTTGAAACTCTTTTGATTGGCTTTCTCTTTGAGAAATGGTTAGCTCTTTGTAGTTAGAGTGTTGTTTAATGGTTAGCTCTTTGTAGTTATTATGCTGTTTATCCATGGCCCCCATAAATATTTTAAACCCCGCGCCTAAAGCGAAAAGCAAAGCCCCGATAACCACTCCAGTGATACCAAATTCTGTCCACGCTTGTAACTCGTTCATCACCAGCCTTTTATATTTGTTAGCGATTTTTTTAACGTGTTTTATGGGAGGCTAAGCGCCGCCCTCGTTTGTTGATTTATTTCTTAAGCCATCCATAATTAATATGGATAAAATGACCCCATTGGCGATGACATTCCCCGCCCCTCTTATTACCTCAGGGTAAGGGCTAGCCCAATTGAAAAACTCTAGATCAAAAGCCGAAACTAGATAAACCAACCCCATCGACAGATACAGCCAAGAAATTGAAGCGACCCCCTTTCCCCCTCCGATAAAACGAAACGTCCAGAATGCGCCGAGACAAACCAATCCAAGCGACAATTTTAAAGCAATTGAGCTTTCGTTTAAACAGATAATAGAAAAATAAGTCAAGCAGTTGGCAATGATAACCACAAGCGCCGCTATTAAATTACTTGGCTGTTTAATGCAGACCATAAATAAGAAAAAAATAGCAATAATCGTAGCAACCCCTTCGCCATTGTTCCACCAGAGCGATCCCATAAAGCCCCCTTTGCTCTTTGTTTAGTTGAGTTGTTGACAGTCTACAACTATTATCTATTTTAGTAAGTGATTTTATACCGGCACGCTAAGGCAAACCATACCCAAGTATATTTAAAAACGCGGTTGACGTTACTGTACCACCTACCTCAACCCAGAAAATTTCAAAACGGTTAGCCCCATCGAGGGGGATATGCATAACTGCATTGCTCCCTGCATGAAAATCCTCGGTAGCAATAGAATAGCTGTTTACAAAGAGAATTCGATTACCAACACTGTTAGCGGTGGCGCTTCCGTTGAATCTTCTGTGAACGGATAGGGTTTGGGATTCGGAAGTTGCAGTGGCGAGGGAAACCATGTCACCAGAACAAGAAGCATAAATGCTTGTCGCCCCAGCCGGGATGCTATCAAGCTCCGCCCAAACAAAGTCTGCACCTGATCCAGTAGGCCCAACAGATTCGAAAACGCCCTCTGTAATTTCGCTTGTAATTGCCATGAGTAAAGAATTGGTTTCATATAGAACTAAATTCCTAGAGACAACACTGCTCACCTCAACGGCGTTGTTCGTTCCGATTTTTTTAAATACACCAGCCCCATCATCGTAATAAGCTTCTGTGATTCCAGAAGAGGATATTTCCCCATCGCTTAAATCGCTTCCGTCTTCCCTCTCTAAATTCTTTAACCCCAACCCATTAACGTTAACGGTAACGGGGGAAGCGGTGTTTGCATTCGTGGCAGTGAAGCGAATCCGCATCTTGTCAAGATAGGCCGTTGGCCCTGGCTGACTTCCTATTGTTGACAACACGTAAGCGTTAACCGCGCCGCCATCAATATAAGCGTCATTATTCGAGACTGCGTTAGCTATCGCCTTTGATGACTGGGCTAGGTCTCCACCTGATAACGCAATCCCTCTTGACGAAATAACGTTATTTAATTCATCGTTTGCTTGAGACCATTCTGAAGCAAGAAAAGAATCACCCGTTGTTTTTGATAAATCTTGCACAATCTATACCCCTATAAAAATTACTTGGCAGTTTGCCGGTTTTAATTTATTAAATAAACACGTTAACGTTCCTATGATTTCTTCCCCAAATGTAAACGGAAAAACCAAGGGGAATGTTGCCGCAATGGCTGAGGTTTCAAACTCCACAACAATAGTAAATCTTGCGTCTTGTTCGGTTGCAAAGAAAAACATAGGGAAAGTAAAAGGGAAAACTATTAATTCTGCTCCACTTCTAATCGTTACCGTTATTCCAAACAGCGCCGCCAAGTCTACGAAATCTTGATTAGTTTGAACACCTAAGCTAGCAAGCTTCACTAAAATATCTCGGCGCCTTTCGTCATTTGTCCCCGTCCCCTTAAAGCAATCGTCTGGGATTCCAAGCGACCTTTCCCAATCTGCAATAAAAGCATTTGTTTTATCGGGAATAAATTCCTCTTGTAAATCGACTAGGTAAGATTCAGCTCTAACGGATTCTCTAGAAATTCCTTTCAAGAGATCATACATCACCTTGTCTTGTATATTTTTTGCCGTGAATAAATCACCACCCGGCATATAATCAGCAAGGGCTTTTGTGTGCTCCTCTATCGTATGAGGCTTTAGGGTTTTTAATGTCATGGGTATATTACCGTCCCTAATGTCCCAATCTCGCCAGGCGAAATAACGATATCTCCACTCGGTATCGATAAAGAAAAATCAGCAACACGGTCTCCTGTTTCGGTGTCGATGGTGTTTTGTATTGCCGCCCGGTATGCGTCCTCTTGAATGGAAACTCCAACGCTTGTTTCCTCTGCGAAAAATTGTTGTAGGTTCGCGGTCACTGAAGCTTGCATTGTCGTTGTGTTTGGGATCAAAGAGGTGAAAGTAAAATCAGTTATTGCCGGTGTTGGCGCGAGAACAATAACATCCACATCAGCAGTGTTTGCCGGTTTAATTGTTAGTATTTTATCTTTTACTGTCGTCACTTCGCCCGCATCGGGGATAGGGTCAACGTCATTGTCTCGCATAAAATAAATAGTTTGCTGGCCAATTGCAGGCGTAATTTCAAAAACAAATACCCGCGTAACGCCTGCAATTTCTTTTGCCTTACTAACGATAGCAGAAACATTAAAGTTGGCCACTGGGTTTTGAATCCTATCTAACAATCTAGATAAAAGTTGTGGGTCGGTTTCTTGATTCGTCCCCCCCTCCAATGGGGACGGCTCCAACCCCCCTAGATTGTTATCGACACCAACAAGCGGACTTTGTAGGGTTACCAAAGTTCCGCTTTCCAAGTTAACATCCACATTATTTTCTGAATCTTGGAAGTTTTGAGAATCAATTGGAACCACAGCGGAGTTATATTCTACGCTTATTGTTCCAGTGGCAGGGGTTGAAGGTGTCCCCGCGATGGCATAAGTGAAGGTGGTTCCGTTTGCTATGGATAGGATAGCCGCACCGATAACATTATACTCAGGCTCAGCCGCTCCCACTACCGTTACTGGAACGTTCACAGCTAAGTTATGCGCTATGGTCGTTACCATCGTAGCGACTGACCCAGAGCGCGTGAGGGTTGATGAAGGCGTGCTTTGGGCTATGATTATGGCCGAAGAAGTTGATTCGTAAATCTCATTATTTGAAGCCGCAAATAAAGTATTAACGGGAATAGGCGAGCCAGGTGTTCCAGATGAGACAATATTCCCGGTGGCAATAGTGGCGGCAAGTCTTTGTCTTCCATAGATTGCCGCCCACCTTTCTAGAAATTCGCCTTTTGCATTGTCCGGTAATAGCAGAAATTGAAGAAGGTTTAGCTGACCATAAAAATCAAAAACCCTATTAGCGTTAGAAGTTACAACTGCCCCTATGGCTGAGTTTTCCAGGAAGGGATTACTGCCAGGGAGATCTCGCTGAACATCTGTTTTGGAACGCTCTTCGACTTCTATCGCGCTGCTTGGTAATTCAATAGCCACGTTTATACACCTGTGTTTTTCCAGAGTTCAAAGAATCTTGTTTCAACTTGTGATTGGGGGGGGTGAATATTTTAATTTCTAGGGTAACCCCCTGATTTTGAAATAAGGCATTCGCCGTTATTTCTGTTGCTGCGTTATTCACAATAAAATAATTCAAGGCGCTAAGCGCTTCTGATTCTAAATCACTTAGAACTGATCTTGTTAATCTTGATTGATGAAACAACCAAATTTTAGAACCGTTCTCAAAAGACTTGCCTTCGTTGCCATTCCACCCCCTTCTGTTTTGAGAGATTGGAACCTCAGAAGGGGACGCCCTTTTTTCACCTAAAATTGCGTAGGTGATGGATGTATCCAAAAAATCACCGTTAGCCAAATCTCCATTTTCATCAAGGGAGAAGTCCCAAATTCCGGTTTCTGATTGGGTAACTCTTAAGTCTGTGGTCATACTGGCGCCCCTGTGTTGCCTTGAATGAGTGCATCGGCTGTAGTGTTAGGCTGAGTATGGTTGTGTGTATTGCTTATATCTTTACCGCCCGAAGTAACCGTGCTGCCAAGAGTGGTGGTTCCGGTTACGGTAAGATTACCATCAATCTGGACGTTACCCGTCATTGTTGTTATAGGGGTGTCAATCTCTGCGCTAGTGCTCGCCGTTACCGTGGAGTTAACACAGCTAACATTAACATCAGCAGTAGCGGTTATATCAATGTTATTTCCAGCGGTAACGGTTATGTCGGTCTCAGCGTTCACCGTTGCATTCGTACAATTAATTATTATACTCCCTTTGGTTTCCCCTTCAACGGTAGAAACTTCCAGGTCTCCATTGTTTCTAAACTTAATAAATGATTGTGTTGGCGGGTGATAAAAAGCCACCTCGTTTTGTTCTAAATCTTTGGGCCTGTTTTTAGGGTCGTAACAAAGTGCAACCCGATCGCTTGAATTCCCGTCTATCGAAAACATAACCCCTAAACTTTCATTCGAAAGATTCGAATAAGTTCCATAAGGGAATATTTGCATAACGTTTATCAACTTACCCTTGAACGTCATTTGCTGGACGGGAAACTGTCCAGTGTTATCCGCAGGCCCCGTTATTTTAACCCTACGAACAATGTTTTTTAATTTAGCCAATAAGTCCAAGACCTATCTCCTCAGTTTTCGGTTCATTCAAGGTTAAGGTGTATGAATTCTCTTCTACGAAATTAATAGACGTGCGGCTTCCCTCACTTAAGTTGAAAGAAAAAATAACGCTATTAACTAGCATCCTGGCGTTAATCCCCGCGAACGCATCAACAATAGAAACGATGGTGTTTACCTTCCATAGATTTCCGTTGTTGTCGTCAAACTTATGAAGGGAGACCGTGTAAACCTTCCCTCTCGCTTTCCTTACATTAGCCTCCCATATAGCGCGCTCTTCGTCTTGCTCGTTGCTATAGGGGTTATCAGCAATCAAGACTAATTGCCTACCCGGCCTAATCGCTTCGTCTATCGTTCTTCCGCTTTGGCTAACAACATCATCTAGGTTAACTTCACCAGCCGCATTAAGAGAGATAGGGTTTAGACTGCTTGCGAATTTATATAAATTATATCGCCCGGTCGTGTCGTAAGAAGCATTCGATTCTAATACATTGTTTGCGTTCGAATTAACAGTATGCCGGATAGGAGAATCAACAAACGTTCCCGACGCCCTAGAAATAACAATATCCCCTTCACCGTTTGAGGTTAAAAGAACTTGCCTTTTCTTTGAGTACT